AATCATGGTTAAGATGCCATCGGTAGTAGCAGTGTAATCAGTAGTATAGGCAGTATTGCCACCACGAGCAAACTGCTCAAGACCTTCAGTCATAGCTAAGCCAGTGCTTGGTGCCTGAGCCTTACCGACAATCATTTGAGTCTCGCAGTAGTTGTTGAAACGACGGAAAGTATCGCCCTCGCCTTTCAATGCCCACAAGTAACCAGTACGTCCAGTAGCAGGGTCTTCAACTTCGAACCAAATCTTCTCGGTCAAAGCAGAGCCAGAAACTTCGTAAGCCTCCTTCATAATCTGAACGTAGTTCTTGTACTCGTTCAAACCGGGAGTCAAGCCCTCTGGCTGGTCTGTTCCTTCCGCGTAAGCGTTACCCACGATGGCAAACTCAACGGAAGCGGCTTGTTCAAAAGCTGTAGCCGTGCCGACAGCGGTAACGGTAAACTTAGTGGCCGTATCAGCGTCTGTAATATCTGTGACGATAAATTGGTCGCCAGCGATATTCATGACGATATCGTTGAGTCTAACTCTAGATACCGCATCGTTGGCATCTTGCGCCTCAAATAAAGCATCAGCATTAGCAACCGTAAAAGTGGTAACGCCAGTAGCAGTTGCCCCATCAGCGGTTCCGGTTACAGTCTTGTGCAACCAATCCTCCTCGTAGTGGTAGAAGGTGCTAGAGTCTACAGGAGCCTTGTTGCCAAGCATCTCCAAAAGACCTGTAAGGTTTTGAGAGCCGTAACGCTCAACGAGCATCTGACCACGGTCAGCGTCGATGATTCCATCAGTTCCATTAACAAACTCCGATGAGCTTATGTAGTTATTCGTAGTAGCCTGTCTGTAGAGGCTAGGAATTGCAGTATATGCCATTTTTTCTTAGTTTAAAAAAATCCTTTTTGTTTAGCTTGTTCGTAAAGCTGAGCCATAACTGGTTTAGAGCCCTGCGGTCTATTCTCTTTGGGTGGCTGAACATTATCTCTATTAGAGACAACCTCCTCTCTCCCTTGAGATTTAGCCATAGTCATAGCCGTAGATATAGCTTCATCAAAAAGCCGTATCTTAAGCTGGTCTTCAAGGAGCTTAGGTATATTCTCGGTTCCGTCTTTGTTGACGTACTTGGCGAAGTAATTGTTGAGGTCCCTAACATCGTTTTTAACCTCGTTCAACACCTCCTGAGAAACCTCATACTTAAAGTTATCCTTTGATTCGATTTGACTGATGCTGGTAGAATCCAATGCATTGTTCCATCTTTCTTGGATAGCTTTAATGTGTTGCTCCTGATTGACGCGCTCGGCTACGTTCTTTGGCTGATATGACTCCTTAAATTGATTCAGCTTCTCGCGAGACTTGGCAGCTTCTTTTTTAATTTTAATTTGCTTAAGCCTAATCTCACGGTCGTCATCAACTTCTTCGTCATAACCGTAATCAGAGTCGTACAGAAAATCTAAGTCTTCGGATGATAATGACTTGTCCTCCATCATCATAGCCTGTTTGATGACTTCCTCATCGCTAAGGCTATTGTAATCTTTGGAGTAGACATTCATATACTCTTCTATAGACCATCCTTCGCGAACCATCTTGTCGAGTTGCTCAACCATTTCGTTGGCGTATTCGATTTTTTGCGGCTCACTCTTGGTCTCAAGAGCACTTTTAATCTCGTCTATAGAGCTAAACCTGTTATCAAAACTTTCTTTGATATACTCGTTTATGTCTATCGACGGTTCCGAATCTTTAGATTCTGGCTCAGACTTCAAAGAACTTTCTTCCGTTTTTGTTGGCTGAGTCTCCTGTGCTACTGGCGTTTCCTCAACAACCGCTGGTTGGTTCTCAACCACTGGCTCATCAGATACGACTTTAGCGCCAATTGACTTAGCTAATAAATCGTAATTTGACATTGTATTTAATTATTTGCAAATATAGTTAATATTTTCGAGTCCTTGTGAGGTCAGCATCTTGGTCGTTAGCGGCAAGCTGGATGTGTCTATCCTTGTCAGAACCCTGCTTGTCAAGCTGTTCCATTTTAAATCTGTGCTCCATCTCGACAAGCTTGCTCTTGAAGTTAAACTCAGCTTCCATCTTCTGTATCTCCAACTGAGTCTTTCCTTGCTCAACCTGCATATCGGCCTTAGCCTTAGCCATGGCGCTACGCTCCTGTATTTGCGCGTTCATCTCAGAGTTTTTCTGAGCTTCCTCCATCTTCTCTTTCTTACGCTTGTCTCTTATAACCTTAAGTTTGCGCTCTGCCAACTTAACATTCTTTATCCTGCGTATCTCAGAAGCATCTTCAAGCTCTATAGTCTGTTGTTGAAGAGCTATCTGTATATTCCTTTCGAGGTACTCCTTTTCTACTTCGTCGGGGGCTACCTCTATAAATATACCAAAGTGTCTGAGAGGTACATTGTCTATAGCGTCTATAGCGTCAACAGAAAAACGTCCTATAGCAGCGATAAGACAATCGTACATATACTTATATACCGACTTGTACTTAATTACCTGCTGGATGTACATCGTTGAGTTTAACGCCGTCTCCTTGAATATAAATTTAAACGCATCGTCGATGTGTCGTGTAGCGTTATTAGAGGATTGAACGGCAAGCTTTTGAACGCCAACAAGAGCGTCCTTATCAGGTATGCTGCCGTCTCTGGCTTCATTAAGGCCAGTCACATCTCTTATGCGCTCCAAGTTATAGTTGTACACCATAACGAACTCCTGAAGGGCCTGACCCACACCACCCTCTAACTCTTGGAATGGCTGACCGGAAGGTGTAACCCCATCGTCCTGTATCTGTCTATAGTACAGATTACCAGTCTGTTGCAAAACATCCTGAAGCTCCAACGGTGTAAACGTACCGCCATCGCCCTTCATTACATTCTCAAGTGAGTCCAAGTTGAAGGCCATACCCCTTGGTCTAGCCTTAGCCATGTGCTGAGCCAACTTAAGGTGCGCAAGCTGTATCTGGTCTGCAAACGGAATCATACGCTCCGTCAAAGACTTACTCACCCCGTCAACGGGAGATATGTGATATATGGTGTATGAAGAACGGACTTTGTTGTTTTCTCCATATGGGCGTATCATATTGTTCTTTATCCCATAGTCAAAGCAGTAGTCAGAACCTACAACCCACTTGCCCTTATACCAAACTTGATACTGGTCTCTTATTTGCTCCCTCTTGTACCTTGGGTTTTTGGGTGGTTGGTAGTTTTCAGGCTTAGGTGTGAATGTATATGTGCCATACCGCGTATCCTTCTTTTCATATACGTCAGTGTTATAAGCCAAAAACTCACCGTCAAGAACAGGAACTTTGAAATCATCATGCTCATAGCTATTAGATAACTCGTAGAAGATAGGTCTTTTGGCTATCTTGTTCGGGTTGCCATACTTACCTATGTGCTTCTTGGCTATCTCATACCACACCTCTTCAGAAACCTCCTCGTCAATAGAGCGCTTCAAGTCACCCAAGGTCATATAACGTATCTCACCAACGTGATACAAGTCCTTGTTCGTCGGGTCGTTAGAATAACTCTTTACAAGGTACAGTGGGTCTACATATCTGATGGCTATAGTATCCCCTTCTATAGACGTATGGGTGCACCCCTCATTAAGGTCTATAAGGTCTCTTACAACGCGCTTCTTAATCTCAATGAAGTCGTTGTATGACATGACGTAGTCTATCCCCTGCTCCATGGCTATCTCCACGGCTTGCTTGTAAGTCAAGTCCATGTACAGCTCAAGTTCTTCTGGAGTCTCTGGAAGACCTTCCGTCTCAGCAGACAAGTCTATGCCGCTAAGTTTAGAAAAGTCCTCTGTAAAGTCCTTCAAAAGCATTTTAGCTTGAAGCTGTCTCTTAGCCTTTATCTTCTCATCCTGAGACTCCCTGTCAATAGACTCAACCATAATGTTGTGGTCTTGATTGAGAATGCCATTGGCGACTACATCAACAAACTTAGGCACTATGGGAACTATGCTCCAGTCAATAGACGTATAGCTAAGGTCTCCCTGCTCGTCTATAAACATCTGCTTGTACTTGTCAACAGACTGCATGCCAGAGCTATACCTTCTGTTCTCTCTTATCCGACGAGAACGTATATCCATCAGGTTTCCGCTCTCACCTATCCAGTCTGCATACATAGCCCTGAAGTACTGCAAGCCATATTGCTTACCTTCTTTTATATACTTCGGGGCAAATATATCTGGATACCCGCTATATGTGTTTCTTCCAGAATCGTTAATCATGTTTTAATCATTTTGGATATAGTACCCGTGTTGGAGAATTTTCTTAAGAATGGTTGCCCAGAAGATTTCTTTACCTCCGAGACCCTTTTTTGAGTTGCTATCAAAGCAATACCGCTAGCCATAGTAGCGTCATACTTCGTTCTGTTAGTAGGCTCAAAAGTCAACCAGTCTTTCAATAGTCTTGGAAAGAAAACGTTTCCAACTGAGCCGTCATCTAAATACCCACATCTGTCATATACATAAGATTCAATTGAAGATATAATAGCGTCTACAACGACACCCGTCGCACCAGCAGTGGGCAACCCAGCTATCTTCTGCTTAGAAGAGAAGTTTGTCATCGTAGACTCAGGCCTGTTCATAAGGTAAGCCCCATAACCTAACTGCTTGAAGTAATTTATTATACCGGGTTTATTATTTTCCACCAGTATCTGACATCCATAAAATATGCACTGCTTTATCATGTCCTCATAGAACATGGTGACCTTAGGTGGTCTAGCTATATACTCACACACAAACATGTGTGAAAACGATGGGTCAGCAGGGGTGTACTTCCTGAACACATAGCTGGCTGCATTTGACTTGCGACCGTCGGTAGTTGTGTCGTGGTCGTATGGGTCACACCCGCTTACTATCCAGCTTTCGTTGCCCGGCCTCACCGTTCCTCTGTGGACGTTCTTAGCGTTTTGGTCTTCTTTGTCTGGCAGCCAAGCGACCAGCCATTTTCCACTAGAGCGGTTTGGAGAGAACACAACCTCTCCTCCGGGTTCTTTTCTCCAGATAAAGTCTCCTTTGGTGAGAAGCTTGCCGTCTGTTGTCTCAAGGAACTCAAGCTGCTGATATATCTTCTCCGCATTAAAAGCGCAATCTTTAGCCGGAGTCCTAAGAGCTTCATCTGGGTTAAATGGGAATTGTCGCTTGTGTTCTGCAAGCTTGTTAGTATCCTTCGCCAGCGACTTACGAGTGTTCTCAAAGTACTCCTTGGAGCCCATCTTTATGGCGTACCCATCTATCCCATCAACAGGGGTGTTTGGAGTTTCGACAACTGAGTTACCGTACTCGTCAATAAAGCCTTCGTAGCCGTCGTACGCTGGGGTGAAATATCTGTACAGGCCGCTTTTGGTTCTGTTATTTCCATCCCTCTCGTTGATATCACTATCATCCCAAAGGCTCTTGAACCGAGCACCACCCGTATCCATATCGTTTACAGTAGATGTAAACAATGCTTTTCCATATACACGTCGTCCCTCAGATAAACATGGCTTTACTATCTGCCAGTTATCCTCTACATTAGCCTCCTCCCACTTACCACACTCGTCAGAGTTGAAGAACTTAAGCTTTGTGGAGTCGTATGAGTTCTCTTTGGTGTTTCTCCAGTCTATCTTGGAGTTCAAACCGACAGTCTTGCTTACCGTCTTGTTGTTCTTGCCCATACGTTGTGCGGGCTGAGAGAACGAAAGGACGGACTTAGGAGCGTCAGTACCCTCTATGATAGGCTGAAAGAACATAGGGAGCTCCCTAAACATATATACGGCCTTCTGGAACAGGTCACTTGCGTCCTTACCCGTCTTGCTCAACATGCCGCCGTGGGCATTTCTAGCCGCTGTGATATAGTAAAGCTGTAAGCTTGCTGCTTTCCACGATGCACCCTCACGCCTGTGTTTCATGAATATCATGCCGTAACAGTCGGGGTCCTTCTCACAGGCATCCCAAAAGAGAAAGAAGCGTCTGTCTCTGTCTCTGTACTCGGGGTATCCAACGTCTATCTTGCACCAGTTGAGGTAGAAGTAGTGAGCCCCCGTTATATAGGTAGGCTCCCCATTGCACATAAACCAATGCCCATTTCTCCTCCTGTCCCACTCTTGAACAACGAAAGCCTCCTGCTCATTTGCAGGTAGACTCTCGAAGTTCTCGGGTAGCTCGGTTCTGCTCCATTTTTGTTGTTTTTTGGGAAGCGAGGAACCTGCTATCAGCTTCTTTATAGGCTTCTTGGGTATATGCACCTGAAGGCCATTGACATATATAGCTCTGCCAATAACCGTTTCTCCGAATGGGTTTAACTCTAATTCGCTCGTTTCGTGCATCAAACGGCAAAGATATAATATTTAAATTACTTTTTGTCTACTAAGTTTTCTACCCAGCCCTTAGACCATTGGTCTTTGTCCTTAGTTTTTTCAAACACTCTGGATATATCGGTGTTTGATTCCTTGATGATAGCTTGTATTTTCTTGACAGCTTCCATGATGTTGTAAGCGTCTTCGAAACATATCCTCTTGGCTTTCAGTGCACTAGCTTTCCTGTCGTCGTTCAGCTCGTCACTAACTGGTGACCTCACCTCCTCAAGCAGTATGTGAAAGGCCTCCTTGCCTGACATCAATAGCTCTATCTCTGCTTCGTTCTGTATCTTGAAGAAGCGAGTAATCATAGCGTTTGTGATGTCATCCTCGTTGGATATTATCCTTTCTTCAAGGTTTTTTGGTAGTCCGCTAGTTTTGAAAGCAGATTTCTTCCTAAGAACAATATCGTCCATATCGGCAATAGGGGAATCGCCACTATAAACAAGAACAATATAAGCAAGCCTATTGGCAGATAGAGGAGCTTTCCAATTAAATTCTTCATATTCTTTGAGTTCTGGGTGATTGTCAAATATGTTACCCTCCAATTTGTACTTCATCTTCCAATACGCATAAGAGGTTTCTGGCGCTTACTCTGTACACATCTTCGCCATTCATCTTCATCAGGTAAGGCTTTTGAGTTATAAGCACCCTGTCGCCCAGCTCTGCTCCCTGTTCTTTGCCTATTTTGCCTATGCTGGTGATGACACCCACCTTCTCTGAGTACTCGCCCTCATTGGGGTCGTAAAAACCCGTCAGTGATGACTTTCTTCTCTCTGGCTTAAGGAATACGAAGTCGTTCATGGGTATCACCTCTCCATCTCTTTCCACCGCGAAGATTTGCTGGTAGGGGAGACGGTACACCTCCTCATCGAATAGGTTGACCTTGGAGTCTTCCTCCACCACGAAGTGGTGAAAAAATATCTTATCACCCTTGCGAAGGGTGACTCCATCATCAAAGCGCTTGTGCTTTTCTATGTTCTCTGGTACTGAGTATACCGTTCCATATTGCCTAGCGTTATACATGGGTTGTATGGCGGTATCCAACCAGAGTTCGGTTCCATCGGGAAGGGTGTATGTATCCTCTGTCTCCTTCTCGACTTGGAAGTAGATAAAAAAACCAAATGTTCTCATGTTAAACTAAATTGTATTCTATTGTGCAGTTGTGTGCTGGTATCTGTTTCCAGAGTTGTGTACCTATCTTCGTTTCGACATACACGTTCCACATCAGTGTCCCAAACTTTTCAAAATGCTGCGTGTCAAGGAGTATATCGTTTATCAAACCAATCTTGGTTGTTTGGCCGACGATATATACCATCCCTTCTTTAGGGGGCCCTTGGAGTAGTTTACGTACCTGCCCTTCCATCAGTTCAGCCCG